ACATTTCGATCGGTTCCATAAACATGGTCGGGTCGGATGCTTCGAATTCGTGGAACTGTGTCGGTATGTGTTTCCCGTCGGCGTCGAACGATGGTTTGAATGCCCAAATTTCGCCGGGTCCGGCTTTCCAGCCGCCTTCGGGTGAGGCAGACATTGTTTCGATGGCTCGTTGCCGGAACGCCTGGTATTCGCCGGTGATTATCATGTCGAGCAGCATCTTGTTGAGCGCGTCTTGTTGCGATATTGCGTCTACGAGTTCCGACACGTATGACGTGTTGTTGAATTCGACTACGGGTACGACACCGAACGGGTTGGTAAGCGGCCATGGTTCACCGGCCACTTCACGCTTCTGTAGGTTCCCGAACCAGCCGACACCTGGTACTTCGCTCAGCGCCGACGACGACGACGGCGTTTTCTCTGCCGATGATGCTTTCCTGTCAACATATTTGAACACGGCATCGGGTGTGTAAAACGTGACAAAGATTTCGCCTGTTTCTGTTGTCCACCGTTTCACTGCCCACAGCGCTTTTGTGCGCCGGTCGGGGTCGTAGAACACTCGACAGATTTGTCCTGGTTGCCAATCGACGGTTGCACCGATGGTCGGGTCGGGCCACACGATCACGAACGCTCTGCCTTCGACCATGATGCCTTCGTGTAAATCTTTCTGCTGCACTGACCATTCGTTGAGTCGCAGGATTCTCCAAATCTCTTTCGCTTTTGTTCCGTCTTCGTCGTCTTCGAAATGGAAGTTGATAAGTTTCAGCCGGTTTTTTGCGGCATTGACGATCACTTTCATCCAGTTGTCTTTGAACCCGACGAATGCGTCACCGAACACAGATTCGAACAGTTCGGTGGAGTACACGAGGGGCTGGTCGCCGTCGAAATAGGAACGGTATAGGTCCATGGCGACTTGTTCCTCGGTGAGTGCTTTGAGTTCTGACCGCATCACAGCGTCGCGGGCAACCGATTCGTCGTTGGAGAATGTCAATGCCATCAAATGTCCTTTTCAGAGATCGCGAACAGATTGTAGGACTGAATGGTTCGTCGCGACTGGATATGGGGAAAACATGAACGACAGACAAGGTTGAATTTGTAGATTGGTCGTTCAACTTCTTGGGATTCAACCGATTCGCATTCCCAGAGGTGGCCTAGGCGTCTGCATCTGTTGTGGTATTTGTGGATGGCGCGTAGGTCGTCGACTTCGAGGGCGAGATGTTCGAACCCTTCTAGTAGCGGTGTAGACGCTACGAGCCTGTCGAGTTGCCATAGCCGGATTCTTCTAAACGGGTCGAAGGTGAAAACGATGACCATATGTTTCAATACCCAACGTGTTTGGCTGGTTGGCGTCGGTTCGTTCTGCGACGTACCGGCTCCATGTGTTCATTGACTCTAGTGACTTGTCCTTGGGATGCGAAGTGTCGTTCACGGTCGATCGCTATGAGGGCGTTCGAGAGGCCGTCTACTTGGTCGTCGTGTGATCCGAGTGGGAACACACCGGTTTCGGCTAGGAAGTCTTCGATCCATTCGCCTTCGACTAGGAATATGCGTCCTTCTTTGACTCGGGCGGCAGCGATTTTCGCTTTGTCTTCTTTTTTACCTACGGCATATAACGGCCGTGACGTTGAGTGTGGTAGCACGTTCACGGCATAGTTCCTGAAGTTGAGTTTCCCTGCCGCTCCGCGTTCCTGTTCTAACCATTGGACGACTCGTGGGCCGTCGCGTAAACCTGTTGCCCGTATCCGTGATTCGACTACGCCGGGGTTGCCACGGAACCGTTCCACGTCTAACACGTACCAGTCGGCAAGCATCGGGTCGGTGGATCCGGTTAGTGTCATGCCGAGTTTCAGTCCGACGGTGTAGTCGGGGTCGGGGTTGAGTTCGGTTGGTTCGGTGGCGGCAAAGTCCCAATACCGGATGATGGCTGCGAAGTCTCTGCCTGCTGGCACCGCGTCCCAGTTCACAATTTTGTATTTGTCGGTTTCGAAGTAGCCGCCTGTCGCGGTCGCTGACCAGTCGCCGCCTAATAGTTGGGCGCGGGTTATTTCGCCTAGGTTCTCTAGACCGGACACGTATTCGTCGTGTTTGAGGAACGGGTTGTCGTACAGGTCGGCTGATACAAATACTCGGCCTGTGGACGGGTCGGTGCCGTTCGGCAGGTTCCAACGTTTCCGTACCCATTCGTGGCCGGGGCCGCCAGGGTTCGTTCCGGCCCGTAGCCGTAACGGGACCGGCATGTCTTTTAGTCGCCTCATCCGTGACCACAGATACAGGTATTGGTGTTCGGGGAAGTGGGTGAGTTCGTCGTATCCGACGTATTGGTATTCCGACGACTGATATTTTAGTTCGTCGCCTTCGTGTTCGAGGTAGCCAAAGTTGAGGGTCGCACCGGAAGGAAACGTCCATCTGTAGTTGATGCCGTCCCAATGCGCGTCGGTGGTACGTAGCCATTCGCGGGCGCGGAACATCAGGCCGCCAGGTTTGTCTAGGTCACGGTAGGTGCGTCGAAGTAGGAGCGACGCGGTTGGGAAGTCGTCAACGTATTGCAACGCACCGATGAGTAGCGCTTCGGATTTGCCGCCACCGGCCGACCCGCCATACAGTGCTTCGGGTGTGTCTAGGAGCAGGAACCCTGTCTGTTTCGGGGAGATGCCTGGTGTTTCGTCATTCGTCGTAACCCTCGGGGGGTAGGGAATATACTTCGACCACTTCGGCATCAACGATTTCCCCAACGAAGCTATCTGTTCCTCTGTCATTGAGGACACCTGCTTCTCCCAATGTTCTAAGGACTTCGGCAATTTGGTTCCTATCTACAGAGTGAATTATTTGATGTTCTACCACGCCACCAACAATTTCGGTAGGCATACCGCGAGCGAGCCGTTCCGCAGCCATGAGCGAGGGGATGGTCCGCGACGAACGGTTCGCTAAATCGATGAGCTTTTTCGCATCGGTTTTCGATAACGATTTGACAAACTCGGGGTCGGTTTGGATCGCTTCGTACAGGGCTTCGATCGGGACCATTAAACCGTCGATTGCCTTTTGTACGATGCCTTCGTGTCGTTGCGCCATTTCACGTATCGCTTCGGAACGGGCAAGCTGGTAGAGGCGTTCCTGTTCCTGGTCGTATGCGAAGACACGTTCACGCCATCTGTGCCGTGACGACATCATGCTGATCGCGTTCCGTGTCGGCTTGGCGTGGGCGGCGGATTCTAAAAGTTCGATGTTGCTGAGGGCATGTTTCAACGTTGTTTCGTGGCTGCGTACCAGTCCGCTGTCCCGATAGTGGCTGAACGAATCCCACGCATAGTCAGATTCGTAATCTTGCCGATCCCACTTGTTTGCCCACTCGGTTGACTCGGGACGAACCTCCAACGCTGTCTGGTCAAGCGGTTCAATTGTTTGACTGATTGCGTCATCGAGTGTTTTCACAGCGTCCTCAACGTCGTCTAGGAACGGAACCTTTTTAGTTGTCATGGGTTGAGACTACAGATGTGCGTCAGAGATCGAAACTAGCCTTCCCATCCTGGATGTATCCGCTGTTCGATTTCTAACTTTTGGACACATTTGCGGCAGGCGCCGTCTACGTCCGAATCGAACGGTGCCTTTGAGCGGTTGTCGATGCCGCGTCCACATATTGTGAGTTTGTCTTCGACACGGGAAGCATGGACAACGTACCGGATTTTGTATGACTTGGTGAACGTGTTGAACGTCGGCTGGTCGGCAGTTTTGGTTTTAGCTGCGGGCGACATGGACTCTCCTGTGTTTACGGTAGTGCAACATGACTATACATTGGTTTCGGTGGTTTGCGAATCGGCGGTGTTGAAGGTTGTTGGTGGATGTTCAATGAATAGAACGAAACTTTGAACACAGTCGCTACACAGGTCACGGAACGTCTGCTTGCAGGTATCGCTCACGTCACCGATAGATATTTTTTGCCAGCCCGCAGCGTTTAGCGCAACAGTCTCGGGGTGCTCCCTCTTCGTCCAGTCGTCTTTCTGTATGTTGATGGTGAGTTTCTGACCGCAACGGTCACATTGCCATAGTCTTGTTGTTTCCGAACTCATACTCATATCAGTCCCTTCTCGATCTGTGTTTGGCGCCGTTCCTCGGCGCTTGGGTGTGCTGTTAGCCAGTCGTTGTCGCTGGCTGCGTTGAACTTCCGGTTCGCTGCCTCTCTGCCACCAACAACTTGCACATCGTTCAAGTCGTCAATGGCCCCGTCCATCAACGCTCCGCTCAATGTT